CTCTAAGTTTCATGACATCCATGCAATCCTCCGCCGCCCTGTGAAAGTTCTGGAGGGAGACTTTAACAATGCCTTTACACCGGTAAGTCTTAAGTTTCCCGACATAATTTTCCAAAGTTCTACTAACGTCGTAAAGAAACTGGACTATTTCACCTTCTTTCGGGCTAATGTCAAAATTTGGCTAGTTTTCAATGCCACCCCTTTCATGAGTGGCAAATATTGGCTGTTCTTCGCTCCTTTTGATGGTGTCTCTAATCGAGGCGCTATGTTGGCGAATTTGCCGAATGCGACTGGTTTTCCTGGAGTTGAAATTGATGTTGGTAGTAATGCACCTGTGGAGATCAAAATGCCCTACTGTTCACCTCTTTCCCATTTCAATCTTATTGATGCACATTCTAACATGGGAGAGATGTATATTGTGCCGATTAATGCCATCCAGTCTGGCACTTCTCCACTGTCAGTGGGTGCGAACTTCACCATTTTTGCATGGTTTGAAGACATCGAGCTTGCAATGCCAACATCCAAGGAGGTTACTGTGCCTGTCCCGCCAGGGGAGAGATGGGTAGCTCAAATTGGATCTGAAGAACATGCTGCCACGTCTGGTCCTCCTATTTCTGGAATTGCTAATGCTGTTGCAGGTGCTGCTTCTGCTCTCGGGTCAATCCCTTTCCTGGGAAGTTGGATGCGTCCCGTTGAGTGGGTGTCGAGGGCCATTGGTGGTGTAGCTTCAACCGTGGGGTGGAATAAACCCACTAATCTTGACAAGAACTGCCCGTTCATTAATGTTCCTGCTAAGGGATATACAAACGTAGACGGGATTGATCTGTCAAGTAAGCTTGGAGCCATGCCAGATAATGGCTTGACCTATGATGGCGGGATCTTTTCAACAGAGGTGGACGAGATGGACATTACTTATGTGGCGTCCAAATCGTGCATCTTCCGTTCAGCAATTCCATGGGACTTGACCTCAGCAGTTGGAGCTAATCTACATCATAATGCGGTTGCCCCAGGGCTTACGCTAGGTACCACTGTTCTGAGTCCAACAACAGTTGCTTATGTGGCATCAATGTTTCAGCAATGGAGAGGCACAATTCGGTATAGGC